AATATAAAAATTTGATAAGTAAAAATTTTTATATATTTTTTTTTGCAATGATTTTTTAAAATTATCGTTCTTAATTAATTTTTTTAGAGTTTTTAAAAAATTCTTTACGTTTAAAAAGAAAAAGAAAAACGATGTAAACAGTGGTGCCAAGTTTGGGTAAGAAAACAAAAAAAGAAATCGAACAACAAAGACAACACAACAAAATGATGAAAAAATATCGCAAGATATTTAAAGAACAGGGTTGTATGCATTGGAGAGATTCTTCTGGTTGACTTTGTTTGTTTAATAATGTATAATGACAGGTGATGTATAGTTTAACAATATTCAAAAATACTTATGACAATAAGACTCATAGAACTATGAGTTTTGATTCATGGGATAAATTTGAAGAGTTGCTATACAAATTATCTAATGAACGAGGTGCAAAAGGTGGAAATAATAGTTCTGCTCTTATTAGTCCTGCTAGGTTTGACGAAGGTCGGACAAGAAGTAATAAGAGTGTTAATAAATGGGGTGCTTGGTCTTGTCTTGATGTTGATAGTTATATACTTGCTGATACATCTGGCGATGTTCTTGTGCAATTAAAAAAAGAGTTGTATGAAAAGTTTGGTGCTTATCATTATGTATGTTATAGTACTGCATCATCTACAGAAAAACGACCAAAGTTTCGTTTAGTCTTTCCTCTCACTAAAGAAGTAGATGCGAAAGACTTATCACATTTCTGGTTTGCGATGAACAAACAATTCAAAGAGATTGGTGACGAACAAACAAAAGACCTTGCTCGTATGTATTATGTACCTGCACAATATCCAAATGCATTTAATTTTATCTTCACTAATGATGGTGTCAAACTTGACCCAGAAATGTTAATGGAGAAACATTCTTATATTGAAAACAAGGGTGTAAACTTTCTAGATAGATTACCACCAGAATTACAGAAAGCAGTTGTTGAACATCGTAAAAGCAAACTAGATAATACTAATATCAATTGGTCTGGTTATAGAGATTGTCCTTTCTGGTCAAAGAAACTCGAAACAGAATATCGAACTATAACAGAAAGTGGTTGGTATTATAAAATGTATCAGATTATGGTTGCAACATCTGGTAATGCAGTATCGAAAGGTTATCCAATTACTGCTCAACAAATTGCAAGTCTATGTAAAGAGTTTGATGCAGAAACTGGTGGTTGGTATAAAAACAGAGATATGGTACGAGAAGCAGATAGGGCACTAGAATATGTCTACAGAAACAGAAACTAAAGTTGTGAAAATATTAGTTACAGGTGGCGCAGGGTTTATTGGTAGTCATTTAATGCATTCTTTGTTAACAGAAGAATATGATTTATATTGTGTTGGTATTGATAACTTTAATAATTACTATGACCCACAATTAAAACAAGATAGATGTAATGCATTTGGATTAGAAATAAGAAATTGTGATTTAAACGATTTTGAAAAACTAGATTATCTTTTTGCGGATTATGAACCTGATATTGTCGTGCATTTAGCGGCACGTGCTGGAGTTCGCCAAAGTGTCGGCAACGAACACTTGTATCATAGAGATAATATAGATGGCACACAAAATTTAATTAACGTATGTAAGTTACATAACGTCACCAAAGTAATTTATGCATCAACATCATCTGTCTATAGTGGCACAAAAACATTACCATGGACAGAAGAGATAGTTCAACCACATCAAAAAAATCCATATGCATACACTAAGTATGTAAATGAGTGTCAGTTTAAAATGTCTGGTCTACATAATATAGGTCTAAGATTTTTTACAGTATATGGACCATGGGGTAGACCCGACATGGCATTGTATGATATGACAAAAGATATCGTTGCTGGTAATCCTGTTAGGGCATTTAATTGGGGTCTAATGAAAAGAGACTTTACGTATATATCTGATATTATTGCTGGTATTAAATTATGTATTTTTAATCAAGACATACGTTCAGATGAAATCTTTAATATCGGTAGAGGCAAACAAGTCGACCTAATACATTTTATAAATAGAATAGGAATTGAATTAAATAGAGAACCAGATATTATAAAAACACCACCACATCCCGCAGACGTACTTGAAACTTGGAGTAATACATCTAAGATTGAAAAGATTGGATATCAACCTGTAGTTGACATTGAAGAAGGTGTAGCAGAGTTTGTAAGTTGGTATAAAGATTATCATGAGGTTAATTAATGGCAAAAAACAAATTTAAGTTAGGAATTGTTGGTTATGGATTTGTAGGTCAAGCAATTGATTATGCATTTACTAATGACGAATTAGAAAAGTTTTATGTAGACCCAAAACTAGAAACAAACATAGACGATTTATGTGAATGGAATCCATCATGTGTGTTTGTATGTGCGCCAACACCAATGTCTGATAATGGAACAGTTGATGGTGCTATTGTTGAAGATGCAGTATTAAAACTCATCGAACATACAGATGCACTTATTGTTATCAAATCAACAGTAACGCCAGATATTCTAACTAGATTATATAATTCAGTACACGATGACGATAAACCTAGAATTACACATAACCCAGAATTTTTAACAGAAAATAATGCAAAAGAACAATTTATAAATTCTAGAATGAGAATTATTGGTGGTCCAACAGAAGAATCTTGCCAAAGAATTGTAACTTTTTATAGTACATTTAGTTTATGTATTAATCTTTCTTGGATTAGTATGACACCACAAGAAGCGGCAATGGTAAAATATGGAGTCAATAGTTATCTTGGTATGAAAGTTACATTCATGAATCAAATACATGATAGTGCAAAAAAACAGAGTTTGAATGCTCAAAGAATAATTAATGGTATCTGTAGTGATGGTAGAATAGGTTTTGCTCATTCTAGAGTCCCTGGGTATGATGGCAAACGTGGGTTTGGTGGTGCATGTTTACCAAAAGACATGAATGCATTTACTAAGTTCGATGAAGACTTGACTTTGATTGCCGAGTCTGTTAAAATAAACAACAAAATGCGAGAAGAGTATGAACTCGATGAACGAGAGAAATCTAACAACATAAATTTTGAGGATAAATAATATGGCATCTATAATGGATAAGTTGAAGAAAAATTCAACACTAGGAAATTCTGCGATACTTTCTGATTCTAAATTTTTTACTGAATCAGATATGGTAACTACAGACGTACCCATGATTAATGTAGCATTGAGTGGTAACTTTGATGGTGGTGTAATGCCAGGACTTACTGTTCTTGCTGGTCCAAGTAAACACTTTAAAACATCTTTTGCATTAAAGATGGCATCATCTTATTTAAAAGAAAAGAAAGATGCAGTACTATTATTTTATGATTCAGAGTTTGGTTCACCACAATCTTATTTTGAACAATTTGATATTGATACAAAAAGAGTTTTACATACACCTATTACTAACGTAGAAGAATTAAAGTTTGACTTGATTAGACAACTAGAAGAATTAGAAAGAAATGATGATGTAATAGTTGTAATCGATTCTATCGGTAACCTTGCAAGTAAAAAAGAACTTGAAGATACATTCAATGAAAAATCTGTTGCAGATATGTCTCGTGCAAAATCATTGAAAGGTTTATTTAGAATGACAACGCCTTATTTAAAAATGAAAAACATACCACTTCTTGCAGTAAATCATACTTATAAAGAAATTGGTTTGTTCCCTAAAGACGTTGTTGGTGGTGGTACTGGTATCTATTATTCTGCAGACAACATTTGGATTATAGGTAGAAGACAACAAAAAACAGGTACAGAAGTTACTGGTTATGAATTTGTTGTTAACATTGAAAAGAGTAGATATGTCAAAGAGAAATCTAAAATACCTATCGCAGTATCATGGGAAGGTGGCATAGAAAGATTTAGTGGTCTACTTGATGTTGCACTTGCTGGTGGTTATGTAGTAAAACCTAGTAATGGTTGGTACCAAGTAGTCAACAAAGAATCTGGTGAAATGATTGGCAGTAAACTAAGAGAAAAAGATACTTTAACAAGTGAGTTCTGGAATCCTATCTTTGCTGATACAGACTTCAAAGAGTTTGTTAAAAGTCAGTACTCGATTGGTCTACAGTCAAAAGTAGATATGGAAGAAATCGTTAGTGAATGATATCGTAGATAAACTTAGTGAAGGCATTCACTATGAAATTATTCCAAGTTCGTTAGATGAAAAGGGTTGGGACGTAAGACTACTAGAAGAGTTTCCCGAAACTGTTATACGTTATGGTAATGTTGCATTCGATGGTAAACAAGATGCACTTACTTTTAACTATAATATAGTTAGCAGTCCTGACCCTGAGTTAGAAATAGAAGGCAACTTTGAATTCCAAGAGTACTGTGGGAGAATACTAAGTAATATTATAGAGGCATCTATTGCCGGTGGGTCAATGATGGCATGGGATAAAGAGAACGAAGAAGTTCTTGCAACAAAAGAAAATTTAGAATGGGCAGAAAATGAATATAAATCTAGAACAGACGATACTTAGAAATCTTCTCACCAATGAAGAATACACACGTAGAGTATTACCATTTCTAGCACCTGATTATTTCGAAGGTGTTTACAAAGACTTATTTAAAGAAGTCGCAAAGTTTGTATCTAAGTATAATAAGATACCAACTCTTGAATCATTTAAAATTGAAGTCGATGAAGGCAACAGATTAAGTGAAGAAAACTATCGACAAGCAATTGAAATGTTGCCTAATATTTTTACTGCTGAATCTGAAAATCTAGACTGGTTAGTTGAAAGAACTGAAAAGTGGTGTCAAGACCGTTCTGTATATAATGCAGTTATGGAATCTATATCTATCATCGATGGTAAACATGCAACACTTCAAAAGAATGCAATCCCTGATGTTTTATCAAAAGCACTTGGTGTTTCTTTTGATACTAATATTGGTCACGATTATCTTGAACAAGTAGATGAACGATATGATTATTATCATGAACAAGAAGAACGAATACCATTTGACTTAGAAAACTTTAATAAAATAACTAAAGGTGGTTTACCAAATAAAACGTTAAATATCGCACTTGCTGGTACAGGTGTTGGTAAATCTTTATTCATGTGTCACTTAGCATCTAATATATTAGCACAAGGTAGAAACGTTTTATATATTACTATGGAAATGGCAGAAGAAAAGATTGCAGAAAGAATAGATGCTAACTTATTGAATGTTAATATACAAAATATAACTGAACTTCCCAAACCTATGTTTGAAAGTAAGGTAAATAATATTACAAAGAAAACTCAAGGAACTCTTATAATTAAAGAGTATCCTACTGCAGCTGCACATTCAGGTCATTTTAAATCATTACTCAATGAACTTGCATTGAAAAAATCATTTGTACCTGATATAATATTCATAGATTACTTAAATATATGTGCATCGTCACGTTATCGCACAAACAACAATGTCAACTCGTATTCCTATATTAAAGCGATTGCTGAAGAACTCCGTGGTCTTGCAGTTGAGGCTAATGTACCTATCGTCTCCGCTACTCAGACGACTCGTTCTGGCTATGGTAGTAGTGATGTTGATCTTACTGATACAAGCGAAAGTTTTGGGCTTCCCGCAACTGCTGATCTTATGTTTGCTCTTATTTCTACGGAGGAATTGGAAGAACAGAATCAAATAATGGTCAAGCAATTAAAGAATAGATATAATGATCCAACTATTTACAAGAGATTTGTGATAGGTATTGATCGTGCGAAGATGAGACTATATGACTGTGAACAAAAAGCACAGGATGATATACTTGACAATGGACAAGAAGAAGATTATAATAAAGATGAAAAAGTGAACAAAAAATCCTTTGCGGAATTTAATTTTTAATGAAAAATACTAAAACTTCAATATTACCATTTAATCCAGTCACTACGGAAAAGAAGGCATTTGTAATTAAAATGACTCCACCTATGGCGAGATACATTTTAAAATTTCATAATGGTGATAATCGTCAGTTGAAAAAATCTCAAGTTACAAAAATAGATCAATCAGTAGAGGCACATGATTGGTTGTTTGATGGACAACCGTGTTCATTTAATATAGAGGGAAACATCACAGAAAAACAACATGGATTAACCCA